CTAACGGGAGCGAGTTCATACCGACCGAGGGCCGAAATTCTATTGAATCTAAGCTTTCGGAATCGACATGGACTTGTACTCCTGACAACTTTGAGCTCTGGGCAGATACAGTGTATTCGCACAGGGCACTCAAGGTTGCTATGAGAAAACGCTACACAAAGCTATTAGCAATTCGTGGATTAGATAAGCGTACGACGGATCGCGTTCTTTGGAATCGCTTTAAGTATTATAAGCGTCCTAGTCGCGAGATCTTCCGTTTTAAGCTCTTCTGCATCACGAAGATGGTAAATGGAAATAGGTTTACTACGGTTCCTAAGAATAATCTTAAGGACCGTCCTATTTGTGTTGAACCATTAGCTAATATCCTCACCCAGAGACGTGTTGGTTTAGGTATCCGTTCTTCATTAAAGAAGTACGGAATCGATCTTAATACGTTGGCTGAAAAGCACCAACGTATGATATGTGACAATACTTTTGCCACGATCGATCTTAAAAATGCTAGTGATAGCATTTCTACATCACTCGTTCGTTATCTGCTTCCCAAACGCGTTTATGATCTTATTGATCAGTCGCGGAGTCAAATGACTCTAGGCTTTGACGATAATTTTCATATTATCAACAAGGTTTCTAGTATGGGTAACGGTTTTACGTTCGAACTGATGAGCCTAATCCTCACTGTTCTTACTCATACATACAGTCGTTCAGGTTCCTCATTTGGTGACGATATTATCGTTCCGAATGAGTACGCTGATAGTCTGGTTAGTGATTTAGCAGATGTAGGGTTTGTTCCGAATATGAGTAAAACTCATATTAGAGACAATTACCGCGAAAGCTGCGGAGCCCATTATTTTGATGGGCACGGTTATGCGGAATCTTATGATTTCCGTTACCCGTTGGATGAAATGGACGTCATAACGATAGTTAACAAGCTATCGCGACTGGCCTCACTTTATCCATCTTTTAAATCATTATGGTATGAGGTGTATGGGTTGGTGCCGGCTGCCTGGTATCCATCTAATCCGAATAAGGCTATCGGATTATGGCATCGAACAGAGGAACCCTTCGGTTCCTTCCAACTAGATCAAGCTATTGTCATGTCGCCTCTGCAAACTCGCAGTGACGGCATGCCAGTTAGTCGGTCTATGAGGAAGAAATTGACATTCCTTTCTAAGATGTTCCATAACAGACTCGATAATGCATCGCTGCATTACGGGTTTGAATGGCATCAAAGAGGGAATGAACCGGAATATCTTCTTTATCCTCGGGACTGGGCTAAGTACTTTATGTATCTTAGTTCCGGTCGAAGATGTAAGAAGGTTGTTCTCGGTAAGGGTGCGGTCAAATCCCACTTAATGGTGACGACTGAAGACGGCCAACTGTATCGTTGGTCTAGTCTGAGTCATCTATTGTGAGTGGGTGAGAGGAGACTCTCACCCACAACGACGGTGAAGCGTGTCGTTGTAGGTTTGAGTCTTGAGGAGGAT